TGTCTTTGGCAACCTTAGGTCCAGTCACGATGTCTTTTATGACTTGTGGTCCAGTCACTGTGTCTTTGATGACCTCGGGTCCAGTTACCTTGTCTTTGGCAACCTTAGGTCCAGTCACGATGTCTTTTGTGACTTGTGGTCCAGTCACCTTGTCTTTGGCGACTTGGGGTCCAGTCACGATGTCTTTGATGACCTTGGGTCCAGTGACTGTATCTTTGGTGACACATGGGTTAGTCAGTGCATATGTTTGGGACAGACGATTCATGGCGTGGGCGTGTAGTGTGATGCAATGGAAATGATGGTTTCATCATTCATTTTTCAAAACTATCTCGATTGTTGCTTGAATCAAAGCAAGTCTTGTGTTCGTGCTCGTGGGGGTAGTGAGGTGATGGGGTGAGGTGATGGGGTGATGGGATGGGGCATGACAGTCTACATCATTTTACTAATAGTACGCTCAGAATTACAGTGATTGCAGTAACATACCGTCATATTCTGACGCTTGTACAGGAAACTGTCCATCTTACCACAATTAACACAGGTTCGGAATTGCTTGAGGTAATTTCGCAATACCTTTTCGGCATGACCATCACGGAATTTTCCATTAATAATGAGCTGTTTCTCTCCATTGATTGAGTGTGTTGTCGCCATCTCTTCACTGAGAAACTTGAGGAAATGTTTTTGTACATCAATGACATGCTTGGCCGGGATAGCACTCTCATCTGCGTCATACCCTGCACTGATACTCTCCATGACATTCATGAAATTGTCCCAAATGGTCACTCTGTTGTGGGGTCTGAGCTTTGGTGCCACGATCCCCATCTTCACGCTCGTTGTATCATGAGCGCGTGATTGGATGTTCGTAAGAAGTGTATCATACTCTGGAATGGGGGAGGGGGAAGAGGAGGATTGTGGTTGGGGATCATTCATCAGATCATTGACCAATGTGATCGGTGAGGCGAGGCGCTTCGTCTCAAACTCTGTCTTGAGTGAATCATGGTTCATTGGATAAATCACTCTCTCAACAGGTTCGACCAGCAGAGCAGACCCTGTGCCAGATATAGTCCATCGACCACCTCTTTGGCACATAATGACCACATTGTCAGATTTAGAACAACTCACTGGGGAGTGCAGGATGATTCGCATCTCCTTTTTCTTTCCAAGTTTCTGGATGGTACCCTCCACTGATGTTGCGTGAACACAGACACGGACAATCTCACCATCCCCAGGAGATTCCGATTTTTTCATCTTGGGCTTGCCATCTGTGTCTATGCCATCCATGCGCATCATGCTCTTGTACTTGATCGTCATCGCCTCGATAATAGGTGGGCCGTGGCCGATATGAGTTGCCATCTGTCCGACCAGTTTGTTGTTCTTGGTCAATCCAGCATCCAGACTTGTTCCGATACCCAGCAATCCGCCTGGAATAGCGACATCCAGACTGCGTCGCTCAGAAAATAGACTTGTCACCCTAGCCAGGAGGGGACGGACAGTCCATCCTGTCTCCCGGTTGCCCTCGATTACACCAGGTTGAATCTGAAGATAATCGCCCACCTTGAGGTGTCCCGATTTGAGCGAACCCCCAATGACCCCACCCTTCATGTCATTGATCTTCATATTGGGTTTGTTGATATTGAATGACCGGATGATGACAAGCTCGGCTGGATCATTGATGTTCTCCATTCTGCGGGGTTGTGCTTCCGCAAGGTACTTCAGAACCTGATCCACATTCTCCCCTGTTTGAGCCGAGATTGGTAGAATCTTGAGGTCTTGTGCAGGCGATCCGTCCAAAAATTCCCGAACCTTGGCCAGATTGGCCAGGGATTCCTCGTGGGTGATCAGATCTAGTTTGTTGTGCAACACAAGACCTTGAGGGACCCCTTTGCCCACGGCTGCCAGAGCCAACAAGTGTTCATAAGTCTGAGTCTGAGGGACAACACGATCATTGCCAGCAATCATCAGGAATCCAACATCGAAATTATGAGCACCGCTGACCATAGTGCTCATAAGACTCTCGTGTCCAGGACAGTCAATAAAGCTGATGTGCTGTACCAGTTTCCAACCAGGGATAGCAGCTCCTGCATCGAGCCCAGGTCCGCGAGCATGACTTGGTGTTGCTTTGAGCTCGCCAGTCTCTTCGTGACGCCAGATCTTGGCATTGGCATAACCCAGATTGATGGTGATATTGCGCTCAAGCTCTGCCTTGTGTTTTTGGGTCTTGGTCCCGGTGATGTTTCGAACTAGAGTAGATTTGCCATGAGCCACATGGCCCAATGTAATAATGGTGATCAATCCTTGGTCCTTGATCACGTCCGAGTATCGCAAGGTGTTTGATTTTTCAGTCATACGTGTATAGTTTCTATGTGTCGTGGTGTCAGATATGCAAAGTGATCAGAAACTTCAATTTTGTGGAGTGTCATTCACGTGGCAATTTTGACAATATCCTGCGTCGCTCGGAATTGGTCACTCTGATTCTCTTGATTACGCCCCCAGTACGGGAATCAATTATGACTCTGAACCAACCAGTAAAGGAGAGCTGGCTTGTACCGAGCGCGAAATCAGCTTTCGTGAGACTCATGCGTGTGCTTTTTTCCAGTTGCTTCCTGACAATGCTGGAATCATATGGGAGATACCATGTACCGTGGACCTCGTTTGGGGGCATGTGTCGATTTTGTAAAGGTTGATTGTTGATTGTTGTGTCATGTTCATTTTTACGCACAGCATTGATCGCAATGTTGTGCACAATCGGATGATTTGTAGATAGAATAGCAGATCAGCCCTATCAGGATCAGGAATATGAATGTGGTCTGGATGCATGCCATGATGATCAGTGCATTCACATGTGCTGCCGTCAACCAAATTTTGTTGGGGACTTTCATATGTGTGTGTCCCATCCTGCACATGTCGTCAGTCCAGTTCATTTTTGCTAGAAGACTTGTTGCAGTCCGGCGAACAGATGTACATGATCTGTCAGTAATCCATCCACTCCACAATCGTTGAAGTGATGCAGTGCACTCCTCGTATTCAGTGTGTACACAAACAACTTCAGACCATATTTTCCCTGTACTTGTTGTATATATTTTAGAGTAACAAGGTCTTTCTCGGTGGCGACAAAGTCTATGCCCCTCAGATTGGCAGACCTGGGGGCAAATCTGGACCAGTTAACTGGTTGTATCGGACCAATGAATCCAATGTGGAAAGGCAGGGGAGAATGGAAAAATCCTCTCCTGCGAATTTTGAGCAAGGTCTTGACGATGGAATGGTTGAAGCTGGCCAACCAGAACTTTTCCAATCGCCAACTGGGAAACAGCTTCTGTTTCTGTGCACTACAGAGTTTGCAGAGCATGTCCACCAGCTCGGACAACTGGTCCTTGGTTGGATGCCCCTTGATGTCCAAGTATACGGGGACTCTGCCATCAATCACATCGAGGCCTTGTTCCAATGTCAAGACGCCGAAAGGTCTTTCGGTCGAGACTGTCTTGGCTACCTCGCGGCTATTGCGGTGAACATGATGTCGATGATCCGCATAGTATGGATCATGGGCCAGGACCCACACTCCATCAGATGAAAGGCGAATATCCGTCTCAATCATAGAAGCGCCACTGTGTATTGCTTTTTCAAAGCTACGTTCCGTATTGTCACCATACTTGCTCGGATACCCTCGATGACCCACCAGATATGTAGACAAAACCATACGTCTTTGTATACCTCTGTATACTATATCAAAGTATTGATGTGTACATGAAACGAAATGAAATGAAATGCACTTTGCTCTATACTCTAAATCATTTCAGAGAAGTTACCAGGAAGTTCTTCGATGCTAGTGTGGTAATAGTTCTCAAGCGCCTTGAGATCGTGGTGGTCGCGCCCGGTGATCAGATTGATTGCGACTCCCTTGCGACCATATCGACCAGAGCGACCAATTCGATGCAGATAGTTGGCAATATCACCGGGGAGATCATAGTTAATCACCAGCTTGATCTGCTGAATATCAATGCCACGAGCCAGGACGTTTGTTGTGATCAAGAGTCGCGCCGAGCCATCTCGGAACTGTTTCAGGGTTTGTTGGCGAAGTTCCTGATTCATACCGGCATGAACACAACAGACAGGGAATCCCTCTTGTGCCAGTTGCTCTGCGACTCGAGCACATCTGCGCTGTGTGTTTACATAGACGATAGCCTGTGTCACTTCCAGTGCTCGATAAATGTCTACAATAGTGTCAGTCTTGTAGTCATCCTGATCAACATCCACATAGAATTGTTTGATACCCTCAAGAGTGAGCTGTTCCTGTTTGACAAGGATCTTGATTGGCTTGCGCATAAACTCTTCGGTAACTGCTAGGATTTCGGGGGCAAGAGTGGCAGAGAACAGTCCACAGGTCACGTTGCGAGGCATCTGACGAAAAATGTCCTGAATCTGCTCTTGGAAGCCCTGGGACAACATTTCATCAGCCTCGTCGAGAACGAATGTGTGGATGGATTCCGTGGAGATTGCATTCCTGTAGATCAGATCCATCAGACGACCAGGAGTTCCGACAATAATCTGTGGGCGTACTGTGCGAATCTCATCAATATCGTCCTGGACACGGGTTCCTCCAATGGCGCGCTTGATCTTGAGGCCATCCATTGCCTTGCCAAGGACCGAGATCACACTGCAAGTCTGATCCGTCAGTTCGCGGGTTGGCGAGACGATGATGGCCTGCACCTGTGGCTGATCAGGATTGATGCGACCCAGCGTAGCGATACTGAATGTGCCTGTCTTGCCAGTCCCAGACTGACTTTGAGCAATGATGTCATATCCCTTGATGAATGGGACGATGGCACGTTTCTGAATCGCGCTGGGCCTTTCAAAACCATTGCCGTAGATCCCCTGCAGGATTTCATCGCTGAGATCCATCTCATCGAAACTCTCAATGCTCTCAACAGTCTCCATCGGAGGCAGGTTTTCCTTGTTCTGGCTTAGATGGCGACACACATAATCGCTCGCATTGAACGTGGATTCTGTCGCCACAGGACGCTTGTCATTCTGTCCCTGGTCTGTTGCTGCTGGGCCATGAGAACCAGTGGGACCAGAAGGCGCTCGCTGATCACCGCCCTCTGGATAAGAGTCGTACCGGCGCGAATGCCCTCCTCGACGACCATAGCCACCATCGCGATCATAATCACCACGACCATATCGGCTACCGCGTCCTCCTCGGTATCCATCACGGTCACCTCCACCCCGACCTCCTCGGTATCCATCACGGTCACCCCCACCCCGACCTCCTCGGTATCCATCTCGGTCACCCCGACCTCCTCGGTATCCATCTCGGTCACCACGACCACCTCGGTAGCCATCTCGGTCGTCACGACCACCTCGGTATCCATCACGATCACCTCGGCCTCCTCGGTATCCATCACGATCACCTCGGCCTCCTCGGTATCCATCGCGACGACCACCACCAGAAGACTGGGAAGACTGGTGGTCGCTGTTGTTATTGGTACTGTGTTGTTCGTTGCTAGTCATTTGTAAATGTGAGCCATCCGAGCACTGCAAAGTATGAGGTCAATTTTTCTGAGAGTCATGCAGACTCACTCTTTCCATTCCACAGCATTGATGAATGATTCGATTCTTGGCAACCAGGTCTGATTCCAGACATTTTCCCAATCCTTCCAGTATACTCGATGAATGCGGTGACTGGAGATCTTGCCAGTCTCTTTGTCATAGCAACAGCTCATCAGATCCCACCATTCTCTTTTGTACAGCCAAAGGTATCCAACTATCTGAGTCATGTAATACAATGGTACCTCGTTCAATGGATAGCTTCGCCCCCAATGACACTTGATTTCAAGTCCACCATCCTCTCCAACCATTCCATCACCCTTTCCCAGAATGCGTCCCTGACGTACCCAAGGGGATTTGATGACTTTACATGCTCTGATCTTCTCGTAGTACTTTCTTGCTGCTCCCTCTTTCTCAATTCCAAATGTTTGAGCTGCACAAACCTCTCTGATCGACCCTTCCTCGAGCTCATGTTTCAACTCTCCAGGCGTTTGAAATGAGCTATACTCCAATATGGTGGCGAACTGACTGGGGCCAATGTTCTTGCGCGGCGGTTTGTATTGCATAGCTCCTCTTTGTACACTAGACCTGGAAAATATTCTCACAGGATCTTGGTGGCTGCATTCCATGTGCTATTGTAACTTGGTGCAGGGTAATATGTTTTGTCCAACATGGCACACATCCCAGCATCTCCCTTGTAGTTGAAGGAATGACAATGTGTGTCTTGTGCACATAGCTCCTTGCAAGCTCCATACGAGAGGTGATGAGCAATTTTGTAGTATCCATGTGGACCTGGGTCGATCCAGTGATTTGGTGTTTCATTGAAATCAAAATAGGTCACAAGTCTGGGTTTGACTGGTGGGCATGGAGGACATGGTGTTGGAGTTGAACAGTTCTGTGGGATACATGGGACATCTGGACACGATGGGAGCACACATATACCTTCTGTGCTGCATGTGAATCCTGGCGCACAATCCTTTGAGCCGAATATCGAAAAATGGCACTCCTCTCCCAGGTGACGCAGTCGCAAGGTTCCTTGACCGAATTGTGACTCACTGAGCCACAGCAACAAAAAAGTAAATGTTGTTGCTGCGAAAAAGATGCTTGTATACTTTGGATGACAACAAGGATTGTGGTCGGCCTGTGCCTGTAACAGTGGCTCGGTGTCGGAACCAGCCTCCAGATTTATATCTTCTAATTGGATACAGGAATCATTCTCCATCATTGCCATTGACCATCAGTTGCGTGTCATGATTTCAAATTTCTCCTGGGGTACAGTAATTGCTCAACTATTAGCTAAGTCTAAGGCACCAAAGTCTTCTGAGACAGGAACTATTAATCCACCTCTTAAACAGTCACCATTGCTGCAGCGTGCACTTTTTTCTGAGATTTTTTGGATCCGAAAATTATTTTTAATCCTCCAAAATGTTTGTGAATTTTCGCGTCTCAGGAACTGTAATTGTGTTACTATTAGCTAAGTCTAGGGCACCAAAGCATTCAGAATCAGGAGCTATGAATCCACCT